GCTGTTTGATCAACCCGCCACCCAGGTCTGCATCGACGAGGCCGCGCTCGGCCCGGGCAATGGCCTCATGCAGGCTGACGTCGGCGATCCCTTCGTGTTTCGCGAACCGCGCGAGCCATTTGGTTTTAAGAACCTGCATTTCGTGCTATAGCACCATAAACTATAGCACAGCAACACAGAGGCGAGTCTGTTAGGTCTGATCAAGAATGAACGAGGATCGCGTGTCAAGCTCCGCAGTTACGCAGAGAATTGCGCGAAGCAAACGTCCAACAGCGGTCGACTCGCTGGCTGCAGAAGTGAGGCGCAACCCCGGCTAGGCACACGGCGCTGCTTTGCCTGGCGGCGGTGGTTTGGGTTGGTTTGGTGCGTGCCATCGAAGACATGAATCACTTCGTCGCCGGCGAATAACAAGACGATTTCGATGGTTGAATTCAAGATTGAAGCCGACATCCGGGCGGCGGTCGGCGCGCTCGACGCGGTCCGTGTGGATCAGCTTCCCTTTGCTCTGAGCCTGGCGCTCAACCGAATTGCGCAGGCTGCGAAGAAGGACGTCACCGCGGAGATCGCGACCAAGTATCGCAACCGCAGTGGCTCGCTGGCGTTCCTGATGCAGGGCGTCCGGATGGACCCGGCGACGAAGGTGAACCCCACCGCCACGGTCTACGACGTGGATTGGTTCATGGCCTACCAGGAAGAGGGCGGCCGGAAGCAAGCGTCGGGCAACAAGTGGGAGCGGATCCGCGCGGCGGCCATTGACGGCGTGCGCGTCCCGCCGTCGGTCACTGCGCTGCTCGCTCAGCATGGCAGTGGTTACTTCATCAACCAGTTCCGTTCGACCGGGGAGTGGTTCCTGGGGCATCGGTTCAAGACCGGCGTGCATGATAACCGCGACGGCGATGGCACACGCATTGACGGGCATCCGGGCTTCAGTGTCGTGATGCTCCTTGAACGCTCCGTTGATGTGAAGCCGACGTTCGGGATGCGCGAGACGGTGGAGAAGACCGTCGAGACGGGCTTTGCTGGGGCGTTCCGCGAAGCCGCAGAGCAGGCGATGGCGACGGCACGCTAATCAAACGTTCGCGATTTCATGGCCGAAAAAACTTGTAAACGCTGCGGACTGTCGAAGCCGCTAAGCGAGTTCTATTGCCGTCATGGACAGCCGGAGGCCACGTGTCGACGTTGTCAGATGTTCCAACATATGGAACGGCGCGCTGAGAAGCATGGCGGATCATATGCAGAAGCGCGGAGGCAGGAAGCCATTCTTGCAGCCCAAAGGGCCGGGCGACCTTACGCAGTACGCGGGCCGCGCGATGAATATGAGCGATCGGCACCGATGCGGCGCATCGAGAAGCGAGCGGACAAGATCCGCAAGCGAGGTTTCCTTGCGGACGTTTTTGCGGCAGAGGCTCTCTACAGGAAAGAACGGTATTGGGATGATAGTGCATTTCGTGAAGCACGGAAGGCTGAGGCCCGGAATCACTATTGGCAATCGCCCGATGACGAGGTCGCCCGAGTGCGCGCGTACAAGCTACAGCATCCTGATCGCAACAACGAGTGGTCGAGAACGCGCCACCAACGGGAGGATGCGCAGGCCGTCAGTGACTTAACGCGCAAAGACATTGATCGGTTGAAAGCCGAAGCCACTCGTTGCGCGTACTGCGGCAGCCCACTCCGCCACGACGGCGGCGTTCAGGTGGATCACATGGTCCCACTATGCAGGGGCGGTGAGCACTCCTTTCGTAACATCGTGGTCGTCTGCGCTTCGTGCAATTCAAGGAAGGCGACGCTTGGCTTCGCAGAGTGGGTTGACCGCATCGAACCAGAGCACCGCTTTCGAGTTGTCGCGCTCTGGGAAGAGCGTTATGCCTGCAGGCTTATGGAAGCGGCTTAAGTCTCACGCGGGCAGAGGCTTCCGGGACCTGGAATTGACTCAACATCATGCCGGTGCCGGAGCGCGCGGGAAACGCCCAGCTACGGGTCAAATTCCGGAGTTGCAGGGGGAGTTGCAGGGGTTGCATGTGCGGTTGCACCCCATCCGATCAGTTTCATGCGTTTAAGCGCCGTTTCGATCTCGAAATCGCTCGGTGTCAGCCGCCAGGCGGTCGACAAAGCCATCAAGCGGGGCCGGATCGACCCGAGCAAGCCGATCGACCAGATCCGGATCGATTGGGAGCGCAACGCGGATCCGTTGCAGCGCTCCAGGCGATTGTCGCCGGTCCCGGATCCGCCTGCCCCGGTACAACCGGTTCGCCAGCCCGCGCCGGCGCCGGCTGCTCGCCGGGTAGCAGATGAGGATACCGACGGCGGCGGGCCAGCGAAACTTGGCGGTCTGACCAAGTTCGACCTGGAGATGCGGGACATGGCGGTCCGGCTCAAGCTCCGCCAGGTCGCGCTGCGCGAGAAGGAAGGCGCACTGATCCGCGCGGATGAGGTGGATGCTGCGTGGGCCGCTCTGGTGCTGAACGCGAAGTCGCGGTTGATGCAGATGGGCGATGAACTTGCCGATGTCCTGGCGTGCTCTTCCGACCGGGTTCACTGCAAGCAGCTCATCGATGACAAGGTGTACGAGATCCTGAACGAGCTCGCCCGGTACAGAAATGGCCAATGACGGTAGACAGGTCGATCGAGAGGGCTTCGCTGTTATGGGCGCCGCCGCCGCGCCAGACCGTCTGCGAGTGGGCGAAAGAGAACTTCATCGTCACCACTGGCGCGAACAAAGGACGCTTCCGGCCGGCTGCGTATCAGCTGGAACCGATCAATGCGATCGGCGATCCGGCGATCAACGAGATCGTGATCATGTCCGCCACGCAGATGTTGAAGACGATCACGATCCTGGTCGGAATCACTTACGTGATCGCGCGGGATCCGGACCCGATCATGGTCGTGATGCCGCGCGACTCGGACGTCGGCAAGTTTTCCAAGTTCCGGCTGGCATCGACGTTGCGCGAGATGACGGTGCTGCGCGGACTGGTCTGTGATCCCAAGTCGCGCAACTCGTCGACGACGATCGACACGAAGGACTTCCCAGGCGGTCCGCTGATCATGACGGCGGCAGGCTCGCCGGCGAACCTGGCGGCGTACGCGATCCGCTATCTCTTCTGCGATGAGGTTGACAAGTATCCCAAGTCTTCCGGTGGAGAAGGCAATCCGATCGATGTGGCGAATAAGCGCACGGCGACATTCCGCGGCCGGCGCAAGCGAATTCAGACCTGCTCGCCGACCATTGCCCGCGAATCGCAAATCGCAGCAGCCTACGCGGAGACGGACCAGCGCAAGTTCTGGGTGCCGTGCCCTGTCTGTGGCCAAGACCAGATCCTGGTATGGCGACAGGTCCGGTTCGCAAAGAAGATCGAGGACGTCAAAGAGCGCGCAGCCACGGCGACGTACGCCTGCGAGCACTGCGGTGCGATATGGAACGACGTCCAGCGCTGGGCGGCCGTTCAGCGTGGTGTGTGGCGTGCGGATCGGCCATTCAACGGCGCGGCGGGCTTCTGGATCAGTGAGTTGTACTCGCAGTTCAAACCCTTGCGGGAACTGGTTTCCGATTTCCTCAAGGCCAAGGACGATCCGGAGCGTCTCAAGGTGTTCGTGAACACGAGTCTGGCCGAGGTCTGGGATGTGCCCGGCATGGCGCCGGACTGGAAGCGGCTGTACGACCGTCGCGAGGATTACGCCTACGGCAAGGTGCCGCACGGCGCGTCTTTCCTCACTGCGTTTGTCGACGTTCAGGAGAACCCGCCGCGGCTCGAGGTCGAGGTGAAAGCCTGGGGCAAGACCGGCGGAGAGAACTGGTCGGTCTGGTATGAAGTGATTGCGCCGGAACGGCCGGGTCCCGGTGGGCGCCCGGTGCGTTGCACGCCAGCGGATCCGGAGCCGTGGGAACGCCTGGCGGAGTTGATCATGAAGGACTGGCCGCACGCCGACGGCGGCACGCTGCCGATCTGGGCCTGCGGTGTGGACTCCGGTTACATGGCCGAAACGGTCTACTCGTTTTGCCGGGGTTTTGTGCAGCCTGCATATGGCCCGGCCGGCGCGGTGGTGCCTTCGTATCGGACAGTGGTACCGACCAAGGGCGGCCACAATCCGTTCAAGATCATCGAGAACATCTCCCAGATCGACGCGGCCAAGGCCCGTGGCGGTTTGCGGATCGTCACGATCGGGACACACTGCGCAAAGCAGAACGTCTATGACTCGCTGGGGAAGGACAAGCCGCTCGACGATCAACCGTTTCCGAAGGGCTACTCGCATCACCCCAGCGCTTACGACGAGTCGTACTTCCAGGGGCTGACAGCCGAGACTCGGATCGTCACGGAGGCCGGCGCGGTCGAGTGGCATAAGACCGGCCGCAACGAGCCGCTGGACACCGCAGTGGGCAACCGGGCGATGTACGAATTGTGCGGTGGCCAGCGGCTAAGCGATGCGGCCTGGGAAGCGCTCGAGCAGCAGCGGCAGCAGTCGGCGGCGCCGGTGGTAGTCCCGGGGCAAGCCCCGGCGCGCACTGTCGAACAGCGCGAAGAGAGCCGTGTGGCGCGGCCGAAGTGGATGAGCTAAGCGATGGCCTACACCCAGCAGGATCTGGACCGGATCGAGAAGGAGATCGGCAGCGGCGCCGCGGAGCAGCAGTATGGCGACAACCGGGTGCGCAAACGCACGCTCTCCGAACTGCTGCGCATACGAGCCGAGATCCAGGCGGAACTGGCGGCACAGCAGCCGCCGATCCGCCAGGTGCGGTTTAACACGGAAAAGGGAGTTTGACGATGGTGTCGAAACAGACAGAGAAGAAGCAGGGGAAGAAACCAGTGGAGCCACCGAAGCAAGAACCGCAGACGCAAGATCCGACGAT